GCGGCCTTCGCGCCCGTCACCGCGTCAGCGAGTTTCGCTTCGGGTGTGGACGCGCCTGTGACCGTGGCGATCACGCCGTGCCAACGCTTGGCCTTGCGGCCTTGCGTGGTTGCGCGAGCGAGGACTTCGTTCGCACGTGTAACGGCTTGCTCGACGGTGCACTCCCCGTTTGCTACGGCTACGAGGATGGCGGATGCGCTTGCGAGTTTGGTATCGTACATGTGATTTTCCCTTCACGTACAGGCCGGTGCAACGTCACCGGCAACGACCAACCCTCCAGAGCTGGCACCAGAACAAATCCGATAGTTTACTATCTTCACGCAGAAGCGGGACGACCTGCGATGCGTACGTGCGGTAACGTGCGGGAATGGTTAATTTTCTCGCACGTCACGAGCACAATCCGAAACGTCCAGCACGACGCTTTCCCTCCGTAGGGGAACGCAAACCGAGCAAAATCAGTGCCTTACGCGGAGAATAAGGAGAAATCTGCCGCCAATCGTCCACGGGGGGCGGGGGGTCGGACCCCGAAGTCGCAAATCTGGCAATGCCATTCCCCGCCCTTCCGAGAAATCTGAGCAAAAATGAAAACGTCTACAGGATCACCCTCATGCCTAAGAACCCTGACACCCCACCAGCCAAGCTAACGCCCCACCAAGTCGCAATGATGCGTCTGGGCATAATGACCCGCGTAAAAAACCAGCTAGACGAGGCACACAGCGTCGTTATGGGCGATAAAGAGTGGTCTCCCACGCAAGCGCGTGTCTTCGCCACGCTACTCAACAAGGTAATGCCCGACTTGACCGCACAATTTGTGCAGCACGAACACGCATTGGCGGAAGCCCCAGAGAAAATGTCCCGTTCGCAGCTAGAAGCCATCGCATCGGGCATGAACAACATCATAGACGCAGAGGTATTAGACGATGAAGAAGCAGATACATGTGAACCAGCACATAATTCGGGCGAACGCGAAGCGGGGGAAGCAGAAGCCGCCCCTCACGGTGAAAACCTACAAGTCGAACACTAAAGCCTACGAGGTAGAAATCTCCGGCCCCTCAACAATCGTCTATGCCCCCGACAAACCCCTCTCATGTGGCGCAAAAGTCTGGATCGAGACCCGATCCGACGTGACCTGCGACGGAGAAACGACAGTATGAGCCTCACACCACAGGAAGCAGCCCGTCACTTACTACGTATCAAGGCCGCCGAAGACGGCTTCATGGGCTTCGTTCGCCTCAACTACCCTGATTGGAAGCTGCCGAAGTTTCACAAGCACCTGATCGAAGCCCTCGACCTATTAGAGAAGAACAAGCTGACCTCGCACTACGGCAAGGACCGCACGGAGAAGGCTGCAACGCCCGAAGTCCCTGTCCGTAACATCCTCATCACCATGCCCCCTCGCCACGGCAAGAGTACGTACGGCTCGGTCCTGTTCCCCGCCTACTTCATGGCGAAGAAGCCCAGCCGCTTCCTGATGTCCACGTCCTACAACTCGCAACTCGCTACCGACTTCGGACGCCAAGTCCGCGATCTGGTCAACGAACCAGCCACCATCCAATCGTTCCCCGACTTCGAAATGTCTCCCGACAGCCGCGCAGTAGACCAGTGGCGCACCACGAGCGGCGGAGCCGCGTACTTCATAGGCGTCGGCGGCACCACGTCTGGTCGCGCAGCGAACATGCTCATCTTCGATGACCCGATGAAGTCACGCGAGGAAGCCGAGAGCGCCACCCAGCGCAACAAAGTCTGGAACTACTACGTCTCTGCCCTCTCCACTCGCCTACAGCCTGACCAAGACGGCATCCCGCCCTCGCAAATCTGCATCCTTACGCGCTGGCACCCCGACGATCTCGCCGGACGCCTCATGCAAACAGACGATTGGGACGAGGGCCGCTGGCTGCACATCAACTTCCCCGCCATCGAGGACATCAAGATACATGGCGGCAAGGTCAGCCGCGCCCAGCTACCCAAGGACGACCCCGACTACCTCGACGGCACGTCTTTACAGAAGCTATCGAAGGCGAAACGCTACGTGGCCCAGACCGAGAAGTCGGCTCTATGGCCCGAACGCTTCCCCCTAGAAACGCTCACCCGCCGCCAACGCCTCAACCCCCGTGAGTTCGCCAGCCTTTACCAGCAGACCCCGTACATCCAAGGCGGCAACTTGATCCGCGCTAACTGGTGGCAGACCTACCCAGCCGACATGAAGCCCGAAACATTCGCCTCTCTAATCATCGCTTGCGATACCGCGTTCAAGGCGGGGCAAGACAACGACTACTCCGTCATGCTCGTCATGGGCCTCGATACGAACGGCGACATCTACGTAGTGGACAATCACCGTGGCAAGTATGAGTTCCCCGAACTCAAGCGTAAGATGATCCAAGTCAATAATATCTGGCGCGGACGCGGCCTACGCGGCCTGTACGTAGAGGACAAGGCCAGCGGTCAGTCGCTCATACAGGAAATGAAGCGGGAGAGTGGCGTAGCGGTCATCCCCTACAGAATATCGGGGGATAAGGTCAGCCGCCTCAACGCCGTACTGCCCTTAATCGAAGGCGGACGGGTGTTTCTGCCGGAAAGCGCCAACTGGCTAGACGACTTCTACGACGAGTGCCAATCGTTTCCGTCCGGCACACACGACGATCAGATCGACGCACTTTCAATCGGCCTCGACGTACTCGCACGTACCCCCTCAACGGGCGAATATTACAAGCCGCCGTCCTTTGACATGAGCAATCGGTCAGACAGCCTGTTTGGTTTGAACAGCAAACAAGGCACATGGCGTGGCTGGGGTGAATAAAGGACGATTTGTGTCGCACATAAGGAGTAAATAGCTTTATGGCTATAAACAATTCATCATACAAAGCAGAGTACGTCCCTGACGGTGACGGCATTGTTGTCGATCTTTCTGCCCACGCAGAAAAGCTAATGAATTATGAGGATGTCGCCTCTAATCTTAGCGATGAGGAAGAACAACGCCTCGTGAACTACGTGAAGTCTGCAATGCAGATGTCTTACGACCGTATTTCCCGTCGTTATCCGCACTGGAAGCAAGCAGATCGCGCTCACGACGTATATGTACGCCCAGACGCCACGAAGTTCCGCGAAAAAGCGGTCATAGCCGACACACGCGCCATTGCGGACACGGTTCTCACCTACTTGATGGCGGCCCTGACGGGCCGGAACCCCATGTTCCAGTTAGAGGGCATGAATAGGGACAGCCGGAAGTCCGGCGCGATCATCGAACGCCTATTGCACCAGCAGATGCGCCGTACGGCGGGTGAAGCACGCATTGCGCAGCACCTATTAGACTGTATTCGCTACGGCTACGCCCCCACTAAGGTCACATGGGACGCCAAGTCCCGTACGAACGAGATCACCAACTTCGACCCCCGCCGAGTTTTCCACGACCCCCGCGTCCAATGGGGAGATTGGGAGCGGATGCAGTTTATAGTCTTCTCCGACCATTCATCTTACGACGCGCTCAAGCAACAGGGCATATATCCCAAGCTAGACGATTACCCCAGCCTACGTAATCGCATGTCGCCCCCTGCTGGCGGGTGGGACGGCCACCAGTGGCACGCAGAAGCCGGTCGCGGCCTCGCCTTCGACCCTGCCGAGCGCAATCACCGTGAGAATGGCAGCACGTACTTCACCCTTGGCGACACTCGTATCGTAGATGAAATGTGGGTCCGTCTTGCTGGCTACGAAGTGAACCTTCCCCAGATCGACGCCCTCTGGATGGTCGTGACTGTAATAGACGAGAGCGTAATAATTCGTTGTCAGCTTAATCCCTACGGCAGACAGTTCCCAGTGACTATAGGAGGTCTATACAGCGACAGTCACAAGGCTTACGGACAATCACTCTACGATCTTCTCCTGCCTCTCCACGACGTGGCTACGTGGCTTCTACGTTCACGCATCGACAACGTACAGGCGGCCCTCACGAACCTGATCTTCGCTGACCCCACCCAAGTCGCAATGAACGACCTCATCGACCGCAATCCACACGGCATTGTACGAACGATGCCCGGAGTGGAGCCGGGGAAAGGCGTCTACATCGCCCAAGTCCCCGACGTTACGAAGGGCCATTGGAACGACATTGGTATGATGTCTGAGTACAAGCAGCGTCTATCCGCTGCATCCGATGCCCAGCAAGGCATGCCCACAGCCGAAGGCGGCGTACGTACAGCGACAGAAATCCAGCGGCTCACCCAGCTAGGCAGTCAACGTCTTGGCGTATTGAGCCGAATAATCTCCGCTCAGTCCGTACGCCCGATGGCTCGTATGATGGTGAGCAACATCCAAGACTTTTTCTCCACGGAAGGCTCGATCCGCATCGGCGACACCGACAGCGCATCAAACGTCGTAGACATGGTGAAGGACGGCTACCTCGACTTCAACCTTTCGGACATCCAAGGCGAGATTGATTACCTCGTAGTTGATGGCACTCTCCCTCTCGAACCCACGCGCAACGCTGAGACGTGGATTAACATGCTCAAGATACTAAACGAAACTGGCCTGTCGATGGAGTACAACAGCGGCAAACTCGTAGAGGAAGCCATACGCTCGATGGGCGTTGCCGATCTTGACCAGTTTAAAATTTCCAAAGAGCAGCAAGCCAAGGGTCCGACCCCATCGCAACAAATGATGATGATGGAGAAGATGCGAGGCGCAAACGTACAGCCACAGCAGAACATCGACAGCGAGGTTGAAAAGGGAAATCTCGTGCCGATGAAGGAGCAACGCAGATGACACCTCGGCTAGACGAAGAAATATCATCGCTAAAGGACGACATTGCCACCCTTCGCGGTGCAATATTGCTTCTGGTCGCAAGTTTACAGGCCGACATCGGTAACAGAACAGTGAGATTTTATGACACGTCCACATAGCCAAACATGGGCCTCACGGATTGAGCCTCACGTACGAGAGTACGTGCAAGCTGTAGCGTCGGAGAGTGTGGCCCCGATAAGGCAAGACGTGTCTTCTGTTCTCACTTCGATGACCGCTAACGATCTCAAACTTGAAGCGAGCATGGCAGAACTTAAAGCCAAGATGAACGTAATCGAAGAACTGCTAAAGCTACCCAGCTACAAGGTCGCTAAGTTACTTGAGTTGGCGGATAAGGATTAGGCATGGCCCGTACCCGCGTCCCATCAGAACAGTTAAACTTTCGGAGTGCGGCTACTGGTACGCACATTCTCGACACGTATCTTGAGGCTACGGAGAAGGGTGGGTTCACTCTGCCCGTCCTTATGGACAATCTGTTTTCATCCTCTGGCGGCCTCAACCCTAGTGCCTTGAACTTCCGAGTGCAGAGAAATCCATCGGGTGATCCAGTATTTCAAGCCCGATTTGGGCATTACGGGGATGACACCACAAGCGGCTGGTTTGATACGAACCAAAAGTTCTTCCGCCAAAAAGGCGTTTATGCGGCGGGAACTGCCTATGAATTGCTGGATATGACCCAGCTAGGCGAGAAGGTCTTCGTCTGTACGGAAGCCCACACTGCCGCACCTGTACTAGACACCGCGAAGTTCACTCAGTTTTTCGACGGGAACGCAATCTTAACTGAGATCAATGACTTCAAAACGAACTCTGAGCCTCGACTAGACTTGCTTGAAGAAGCCGTCTTGCTTGACATCAATATCCTTTAAGAAAGGGAAACCCTATGTCCACTCAATCTCTCAAGGAGTTAGTAGATGCCATCAAGACCCAAGGCAAAACACTAGCTAACGCATCCGGCACCGCCGCCGCGACCTCTCGTGATCTGGTGTATTTATCCACAGCAGTAGAACGGCTTTTCGGGGCTGACGCTCTGCTACAGATGATCGACACGGCCTCACGTCCTGTCGAAGCAATAACTTGTACGCTGGCAACGGAACAGGCTCGTACGCTTACTGATGAGCAAGTCGCTCGTACGGTTATCAAACTGACGAACTCATCGGGTTCGCACTCGGCATCAGGTTACGTACTAACCGTACCGAACTCTGGCGTTGCGTTCGTAGTGGACAACGAACTCCCTGTCCCAGTTACGGTCAAGACTTCCACTCAGTCTGCCAACATCCCGTCGATCCCCGCCAACACGGTTGGTTGGGTTTACTGCGAAGGCACAGCCGTAAGCCACGTCATCGACACCGCCGCAATCGCGGCGTCCGTCACAACGCCAATGACCCACGCTGGTGACATGACGTACAAGGAAGGCGCACCTGCTACCCTGTCAGTAACGTACTCAGTTCACGTTCGTAACTACGGCGCGGAAAGCTACTACTACATTCGCCCAGAACAGTACGATGATGGCGGG